GTTGACGATGCAGGCTCTACTTTTGCTGGTGTACTTAACGGACGTTACAAAGTCTACATCGACCCATATGCTGCAAACGGTGCTGCAAAACAGTACTTCACAGTGGGTTACAAAGGTACTTCACCTTACGATGCAGGTCTTTTCTACTGCCCATACGTTCCATTACAAATGGTTCGTGCGGTTGGTGAAAACACTTTCCAACCAAAAATCGGTTTCAAGACACGCTACGGCATGACTGCTAACCCATTTGCTGGTGGTGCGACTGCTCGTGGTGGTGCTTTAACTGCTAACGACAACGTGTACTACAGAAGAGTACAAGTTACAAACATCATGTAACACAAAAAGAATTGGGATAACCAATCTTTAGGGGAGAACTTCGGTTCTCCCTTTTTTTTGACTTATAAATAGTTGTATGAAAAGGAAGTATGACAATGGCAGTTAAACAAAATCCTCTAGATAGACAACCAGATAATCTTGATTTGGCACGCCCAACTCAGTTCCGTTTTTCTATTCTGAAAATTCCAAACACTGAATACTTTATCACAGAGGCAAACTTGCCGGGCATTGCATTTTCTGGTGACGCAGTATTGAATAGTAGATTCACTGCACTTCCTATGATGGGAGATACCATCAACTATGAACCAATAGAACTATCATTCAATGTACAGGAAAATTTACACAATTGGCGTGAGATACATAATTGGATGGTAGGTATTGGATTTCCAGAAAGTACTAAACAATATGAAGATGCTATTCTAGATGCTGCAGCGACTCGTAGTGGTGCAGATAAAGTATCAGCACTTACAAGTGATGCAGTACTTACTATTATGACAAATAAGAATAATCCTAGTGTGCGAATTTTGTTCAAAAATGTATATCCTACATCTTTATCTGGACTTAATTTTGATACTAAAGACACAGATGCAACAGGTTTAGTTGCAACAACCACTATGAATTATGATTATTATTCACTGGAAGTTTTAAGAGATAAGGTATAAAGACTTATAAATATCACAGTGGACAGGGGGAAATGCGACTTAGACACTCTGAAGTTGGTTCTCTAATCAGAGAAAATATAGAACTGTAAGTTCTGCTGACCCTGTCCACACACTATAGGATGAAACATTATGACACTTGATGAATTGCAGGCATCTGCCGAAAAAGATTTGAAGATTGACCACATAGAACTTGGAGATGAATCTCTAAGGGCTGCATCTCTTCACCAAAAATATATCACCATATACAACAACTTTAGACAACTCGTTCTGTTGAAAGAGGGAGAGTATAAAGTACTCTATCGCAAGAAGTGGGAATACTACGGCGGTAAAGCTGACGCAACCGTATATCGTGACAATCCATTCGACCATAAAATCCTAAAAGCAGACTTACCAATATACTTGGAGTCTGATGAAGACCTTATCAAAGCAAAACAAAAAGTAGAATATTTCAAGATATGTCAAGATACCTGTGAGCGCATTCTAAAACAAGTCGGCAATCGTAATTGGGAAATTAAGAATGCTATTGAGTGGCGCAAGTTCGTGGATGGTGTCGTGTAAGTGACAAAGGTAACAAAGAAGAACGAGGTTTACTTAGAAGTGAGTACTGAACCTTCTACTGCTCGTTCATTATCAGACCATTTTACATTTGAAGTGCCGGGCGCTAGATTTATGCCTGCATACCGAAATCGCATATGGGATGGAAAAATACGATTGTATTCTCCACAGACAGGAGAGTTGTATCTTGGGTTATTATCATATTTGAAAAAATGGTTGGATGAGTGGGAAGAACCATATGAAATAAGTGAGGAATTAGAAGATGAAAAACAAATTGACAGAGAAACACTGGATGGATTCATACGACAACTTAAGCTTACCTCCAGAGGCGAGAATATATCGCCTCGTGATTACCAAGTTGACGCCGTGGATTTTGCAATCAGAAAACATAGGGCACTTCTTCTTAGTCCTACTGCTTCTGGTAAGTCGTTAATTATATACATCCTTGTAAGATATTACAAACTAAAAATAAAAGAACAAACAAATGATAAGATACTCATTCTTGTTCCCACAACATCTCTAGTTGAACAGATGTACTCAGATTTTGTTGACTACGGATGGTCTGAAAACAATATGCAAAGAGTGTACAGTGGACATGATAGAGAGATATCAAAGTCTGTGGTAATATCTACATGGCAATCTTTATACAAAATGCCCAAGTCATACTTTGATAGTTTTGGATTGGTTGTGGGAGATGAAGCGCATTTATTTAAGGCAAAGTCCTTGACTTCTATTCTAACCAAACTAGATCAATGTAAGTATAGGTTTGGATTGACAGGTACACTAGATGGGATGCAGACACACAGACTTGTACTAGAAGGACTGTTCGGCACTCTAAATAAAGTTATATCAACCAAAAAGTTGATTGATGAAAAAACACTATCTGATTTTAAGATTAAATCTATAGTTCTCACATATTCAGAAGAAGAGTGTAAAATTGTTAAGGGTATGAATTATCAAGAGGAGATGGACTACATCGTAACCCACTCCAAGAGAAATGATTTCATTAAAGACTTGACATTGAACCTAAAAGGTAATACACTAATACTATTTCAGTTTGTAGAGAAGCATGGAGATGTTTTGCATAAGTTGATATCTGATTCTACAGACAGGAAGGTTTTCTATGTCTATGGTGGAACAGATACTAAAACAAGGGAAGATATTCGTGCTATTACAGAGAAAGAGAAAGATGCTATCATTATTGCGTCTTATGGTACTTTTTCTACTGGTATTAATATTCGGAATTTGCATAACATCGTGTTCTCAAGTCCTAGCAAATCTAGAGTCCGTACCTTGCAGAGTATTGGACGAGGATTGCGTAAGAGTGAAAGTAAAGATACCGCTACCCTCTTCGATATAGCAGATGACTTTTCATACAAGTCAAAAAGGAACTTTACTATAAATCATTTTCAAGAACGCATAAATATATACGCAGAAGAAGAATTTGACTATGAGATTACAAGGATAAAAATCAAATGACAGAAAATATAATTCTGAAATTATCAAGTGGCGAAGAAATCGTTTGCAGATTAGTTGAAGATACACAGTCTGGAATGATACAAATAACCAACCCCTTGTTAGTCAGCACTACACCTAGAGTCACTAGTTTAGGACTAGAGGAGTCTGTGTCTCTAAGAAGATGGATACATTTTTCTGAAGAACAAGTATACAGCATTAACAAAAGTATGGTTGTTACCAAAGCAGATGCATCTTTGGGATTATCTAGATTTTATGAGTTGTGTGTTCTCAAGATGCTACGAGATGTAGAAGATGAGATTAGGGTGCCAACAGAAGAAGAACTAATGGAGATTGAAGCAGAAGAAGCCTTTGATGAATGGGAGTCTTCATTAACATCTAAAACTATACATTAGATCTATCTATTCTCAAAGGGTACATACCTATAATACCGTCTTGTCAAGAGAAAGTCAAGAAGTTTTTGAAAAATAATTATTTTATTATATCTATTGACTTTTCCCTGTAAAAGTGTATACTATATGAATAGTTGTAAATTATAAGCAACAAAATGTGGAGTTATAATGGCTAAAAAACAAAAGGGTGTTCATTACGTCAACAATGCACAGTTCCTAGAAGCAATGAAAGAGTGGAAGGAGAAATGCAAAGAGGCAGAAGAACTTGGTGACCCACAACCACCAGTAACCAATTACATCGGCGAGTGTTTCCTTAAAATTGCGAATCACCTATCCTATCGACCAAACTTTATTAATTATACATACAGAGATGAGATGATTTCTGATGGTATAGAAAACTGTCTACAGTATTGTGGCAACTTCAATCCAGAGAAATCAAAGAACCCCTTTGCATATTTTACTCAAATAATCTACTATGCATTTCTTCGTAGGATTGCTAAAGAGAAAAAACAACAACATGTCAAACACCAAATCATATCCAACATGAATGTGGACTTGATGATGGAAGGTGAAGACATGTCGCAAGCAGGATATGTAGACTATCTACAGAAGAACTTCCTACCAGATGAAGCAGTGTATAAACCTAAGAAGAAGGTTAAAAAAGAACCTAAAGGACTTGAAAAATTTTATGATGATGACGGTGAAGAGATAAAGATAAATGAAGATAGCGCTAATAACTGATACACACTTTGGCGCCCGAAACGATAACCTAGCATTCAACGACTACTTCTACAAATTTTGGGAAGAGGTATATTTTCCTTATATTGAGGAGAATGGTATTGATACAGTTATTCACTTGGGTGATGTTATGGACAGACGTAAGTTTGTCTCATACAAGATTGCTAAAGATTTCCGTGAACGATTCCTACAAAGATTTGTAGACTTGGGTGTCACTGTCCATATGATGGTTGGCAATCACGATACATTCTACAAAAATACCAATGAGGTGAACTCACTGGATGAGTTGATTAATGGTAAGTTTAATAACATTCATACATACCCAGCAGCTACAACAGTAGAATTTGACGGAACACCTATCTGTTTTATTCCTTGGATTTGTCCTGATAATTACGCAGAAACCATGAAACATATTGAGGATACCAAAGCACAGGTTGCTATGGGACACTTAGAGATTAATGGGTTTGAGATGCACGCTGGACACTTTGCAGAAGGTGGATATGATAAAGGATTCTTAAAGAAATTCGATACAGTATTCAGTGGACACTTCCACAAGAAATCTGACGATGGACAGGTGTTCTATCTTGGTAACACATATCAAATGACTTGGTCTGATAACGGTTGTCCAAAAGGATTCCATGTGTTTGACACGAACACGAGGGAACTTGAACGTATCATCAATCCCCACACAATTTTTGAAAAAGTATACTATGATGATAGTACTAAGGATTTTTCTGACTTTGATGTATTGACATTAAGGGATAAGTATGTTAGAATAGTCGTTGTCAATAAAAAAGATATCTATCAATTCGATAGGTTTGTTGATAAAGTGTTGTCCGAATCTGGAGCCCATGAGGTTAAGATTGTAGAGGACTTTAGTGAGTTGGATGCATCTAATGTGTCTGATGAGATTGTTGAGAATGCAGAAGATACTATGACAGTGTTAGAGCGATATATTGATGAATTAGATGTGGAGTTAGATAAAGATAGACTAACATCCATGATGAAATCTCTATACTTAGAAGCGAGTGACTTAGAACTTTGATTACATTTAGATTCGTGCGGTGGAAAAACTTTCTTTCCACAGGGAATAACTTTACAGAAATACAGTTGGACAGAAGTTCATCTACATTAATTATTGGTGAGAATGGTGCTGGTAAAAGTACCATTCTTGATGCATTGTGTTTTGGTTTGTTCAATAAACCATTTAGAAACATTTCCAAGAAACAATTAGTCAACACTGTAAATGGTGGTGGTTCTGTTGTTGAGGTTGAGTTTAACGTAAGTGGTAAGGACGTTAAGGTTGTTAGGGGCATTAAACCTAACAAGTTTGAGGTTTACGTTAATGGTAACATGATTAACCAAGATGCAAATGCTCGTGATTATCAGAAGTATCTTGAACAACAAATTATGGGACTAAACTATCGTTCATTTACACAAGTTGTTATTCTAGGTTCTTCTACATTTGTACCATTCATGCAACTTACTACTAAGGCCCGCCGTGAGGTTGTTGAGGATATCCTAGATATTAAGATTTTTTCATTGATGAACTTTC